CAACTCTCGAAGTGCGGTTTCATTTATGCCTGTTAAAGGTGGAGTTTTAAAGGGATGTACAATGTCAGATAGCGGGGAATCTGCTATTTTTTGCACCAGAGCTATGAATATCTCTATTGCGGATACAATTATAGATACCACCACATTAACAGATATAGCATCAAATGGTGTCGAGTTTAATTTTACTTCTAAGGCTAATGTCAGTAATTGCAAAATATCTTCTACTGCCTTGGATGGTGTTGCCATTATTAGTTGTGTTGGGGTTAATGTTAATGGAAACATATTTAGAAATATCATTAGAAACGGGTCATTAACTTATCCAGTTGGCCCTTTATCTACAGCAGCGGGTATAGATGGAAATGCCGTTACTGAAAAGAGTATTATACGAATATCATCATTTTCCATTGGACGTTGCTCTTCTATATTATTAAGTAATAACATTGTTTTACGTTCCCCAAGAGCTTCTGAAATAGTTAAATTAATTAAAGCGGGTGGGGATAATCTAGTCTCTGATGTTTCGGTTTTGAATAATGATTTCATTAACAGTGAGGTGACGCCAGCAGATATGATCAAAGTTGCTGCGGGAAATGTATGTAAACCAGAAACTTTAAATATTAGAGGCAATACAGGTCACACGTCAGAGTTTCCTGTCGTTTTACAAGATCAAGTTTTAACAGCATCTACTGGTGTAAGGACGTATGAATTGGGTTTTGTACCAAGAATGATAACGGTTGAAGCTGCATTCACCAATTCAAACAATCAGAGGACTACCCAGACTGTACTATGTCGAGACAGAAACAAGGTGACATCTGGTTCACTCGGTCTCGGTTTTAGTCAAGCGATAGACGGAGTGGAAACTTCATCTACCGTAGATATAGATGGAAATCTAGTTGTTGTGACAGATGACTTTTATCGAATAACAGACGGTAGTAATAATGTGATTGGATTGGCCGAGTTTTCTTCGTGGTCAGCAGACTCCCCAGACGGTTTAGGGGTAAAAATGAATGTAATAACAGCCGTACATACTGTTAAATTATGTTTAACCTTCCATCCATAAAATCATCAAAAAAAAGGAAACAAAAAAAATCTTAACCAAAACAATATATGAGTCTAACAAAATCAAACACTCGAATGCTCGAAGGAGACATCGACGCTTCAAACATAACTGGGGTTCTCCCCGTGGCTAACGGAGGCACTGGGAGTTCCGCAGGAGCTTCTTCGCCGTTTCCCGCAGGTTCCGTGATTTACCATGCAGCTAACACACCACCTACAGGCTTTCTAAAGGCTGACGGTTCGGCTGTCTCTCGGTCAACTTATTCAGACCTGTTTGCAGCCATCGGGACAACCTATGGTGCTGGTGACGGTAGCACTACGTTCCTTGTTCCTGACTTACGTGGTGAGTTTATGCGTGGCTGGGACGACAGCCGTGGAATTGACGGTAGTAGGGCATTTGGTTCAGCTCAGGCTGATGAATTAAAGAGCCATAACCACTCAGCTGATGCCAAGACTGATTACTATACTTATTATGGTAGCGATAAGTTTTACTCGGTGAGTAGTTCAGGTGGAGGAGCCAGTTATACCAAGTATGTGAATAATACGGGTGGCTCAGAAACTCGACCACGAAACGTAGCCCTTCTAGCTTGTATTAAATTCTAATTAACCCTCTCAACCCCTTAACCCAAAATGTTACCTGAAAACCCTTACGTGACCCCGTTTATAGCCACCAGTGGAATCCTCGGAACCCTTACCCTTGACCATATTAACACAGCCGTAGCTATAGGCGTAGGTGTCTTAACGATGTTCTATTTAGGTATTAAAATCTACAAGGAATTTACAAAATAATTATGAGTGATAGCAGTGAAAAACTATATGGTCTCCAAGACCTCCTGATTGATGAGTTCATTAATCGCATACAGAGCGGTGAGGCGTCTCCAAGTGACCTTAACGCTGCCCGTCAGCTCCTAAAGGACAACCAAATTAGCGCAACAGTAACCAACGATAACCCTATGGCTAACCTTGTCAGTATGCTTCCGTTTGATGACGAAGGTGTTGACCGCGTAGCTTCCCGATAATGGCTAGAGATTACAAAA